AGGTGGGATAGGATAATTTTACTCCGACAGAATCAGTCAACTGCACGTTGAAGTCTTGTTTTTTCCTTAGATTTTTAACTTTGATGCTTGACAAATCAATTTTTGCTTTGGTGTTCATATTACAATTTTTATTGGAACACCGAAGCATCACCTCAGTTTTTTCTTCTACAGATTTTATTCTTAACTGCAAAAACAGATATTCGATATCAAAAAGAGGAGCGGTAGTAGGATCTACCTTTTCGTCGGTGCAGTTTTTGATGATTTGTGTGAGTGCTTCTGACATTTCGTCATCATCACCACTCTCCATAGCAAGCATCAAAATTTTCTCTTCTTTCACCAAGAAAGGGCGGTACTTAATCTCTTCTCCTGTTGATGGAAGTTTTGTTTTATAATAAGGAACAGTTAGTTTTGGTAAAGCCATAATAATCTCCTATGTCAAATCAAAAAGACAGATCTGTTTGTCCGGGGTTGAATGTAAATGATGTGCGATCAGTTTCAGAGTTGAATTTTCCTGCATCTGAGGGTGGAGGCGTAGGGTTTAATTCCGAACGTGGAATTTCATCCCAACTCCTAAAAGAAAAGTCAACAACTTGTTTTTGATATGAGTTGTTTTCTTCATATCCTAATGACATTTCATGAATATTTTTGGGGTACACTTCGTTTAGTCGGATACCATACATGCTTTTGGTTTGCTCGTCGTCAGAGTATTGGTGAATTTCAACAGATCCAATGTAATTTTCATAATAATTAAAATTTCCACTAGTCCTGCCATAAATTGTGTCTTGCCAAGCACTAAAGAATTTTCGTACCTTTGTTGTGTTTGTTTCTCGGAAAGTAAGAGACAAATCTCCAGAGTAAAATCTTTCATAAGGCATTTCTCTCACAGGTCCGTGAATTCTATTTGGGGAAGTAGACATAGAAGAACCAACCAATGAAGCAATTTCACAATTTCTCATTAGTAATTCTAATATCCTTCGCCGAAGGCTCCCCCCACTTCGGCCCATTTGCTTCAATGCACCCTCGACTCCCGGTCCAGAAAAAGACACTCCGTATCTGTTCTTTCTAAGAACCCTTTCTCCCCAAATTTCTGTAATGCTGCTACTTAGTCGTAGTCCTGCCATCTATAATGATCCTTTTCTGATAGTTTGTCGCCAAATATTACTCTTTGATGATTTTTTGAATCGTTCGACCGGAAGATTGATTGCAATAGGCCAGTCTTGCGCAGGAATGTTGATAATGTTTCCCTGCACTCTATCTATTCGATATTGACGAAGAGTTGGCATAAGCATTCGCCAATTCTGTGATTTTTTGATTTCTGCGTATGGTAAATCTATTCGTGTCGTTGTATCTAGTCTTTGGTTAGTGGTATATCGAAGCATTTTTACAAACTCAACAATCCTTCGGGATGGACTAAGGTAATGGAGGTTCAATCCAAACATAGTTTTCCCCCTTCTCCGAAGGAGGAGAAAGAGTGGGAAGGTATCGTAGTATGGTAGGGTGTGCTTGTATATTGGATCATTATAGAAGAAAAAATAGAGTTTACCAACGAACAGCCTCTTAGAAATACGACCCCGATCTGTTAGGATCTGCTGACGAATTTCATTCATATCATAGTCTTTTAGTCCGTTGTTGACAGTTTTTCTAAGCCAACTATATGTGTCTGTGGTTTTGTCAGAAACAATAGAGAGATCCTCTCTGATATTCTGAAAGGCATCAAATATGCTATCATACTGTCGTATATCTTTAGCCATTATTTTTTCCCTGCGAAGAGAGTATCTTCGGTGATAATTTGAAAGTGCCAGCCACGAATCTCTGCATATGCCTTTGCGGCTTCCCACTTTGCTGAGTTTACCCCCCACGTTTTAACTTCTGTGATATATCTTTTTGTCATTCTTTTCGGTTTAGTGGGGGGTTTACATTGTTTCTTCGGTTTGATCTCAATTAAACGAGTTTCGACGTACCCTCTTTTGTTCTTTGCTTTGATTTTGAAATCAACGAAGTACCTATGTTTTTTATTGTCGATTGGTGATATATAAGGTATGAACATTTCCTCTGATGACCATTCCAACACAGATGGGTTGGTATCACAAAACACCATAAATCGACGTTCCCACAAAGAACGATAAATGATGTTTATGGGGTTGCCTGTATATTTATTCGGGTTCTTTGGGGAAAATTTCCCTTTATATGACATACATATATGTATGTAAAGGAGCATAAATGTCAACACTATCTTATCCTTTTGATATTGGTTCAAATCCAGAACACCAGCATGTATTTTTCCTAAGAACCTATATGGACGAATCTACGTCTTTAGGCGGCAGTTCACGGGGGGGAGGGGAGTCTATGTCATCTGTTGTGTCTGCCGAAGTACAAAAATTGTCTAGCAACATGGAATTTCAACGGCGAGGTGCTTCTAGGGGTGGTAGTATAGCCAATGATGATTCAGTAAAGATTGGAATTTCTCGGGCATCAGACACTGAAAGGGGTTCAAAAAAGGCAGGGAAGGAGACTGCTTCTGCACAAGCAAAATTTAAACAAGAAGCCTATGATAGGGCAACTGGGGGAATAAAAGGAAATGTTATTTTACCTTTTCCGCATTCCATTTCAATGAGCGATGGTTGGACATGGGAAACAGTTTCATTCCAAAGGACCGCTCTAGGTGAAACAGTAACTGGAAATTTTGCTGCTGGTACTCAAAAACTAGGATCAACGGTTGCAGGACTTGGTGGTAGGTTGATAATGGAGAATGCTGACAAACTGGTTGCCCATAAAATGGGCAGAGTAACAAACCCAAGAAAAGAAACTATGTTTCAAGAACCAGAGCAAAGACAATATAGTTTCTCTTGGGATTTCACTCCCCGAAACCAAAAAGACTCCGACAGTCTAAATGAAATTATTAAATTTCTAAAGTATAGTTCTGCGCCAGCAGCATACAAAGACGAACACGCTCTATACCACTATCCTTCCGAATATCAACCATTTTTTCTTTCTAATGGAAAAGAAAATCAATATATTGGAAAGATAGCAAGATGTGCATGCACGTCTGTAAAGGTAGATTATACTGGGGCTGGTATATGGAGTGCTTTCGATGGGACAAACGCCCCCACCAGTTTAAAACTAACACTTGAATTTAGAGAATTGACTCTTCTTGCACGTCAAGACCTTAAATGGTTGGATGGATCATAATAATGGCATTTTTCGACAAATTTCCTTTAATCCGATACGACATCAACAAGGATGGAAAACTCAAATTAGCAACAGATATTCTAAGACGGGTTTCCATCCACAATTCTATACTAAACAATGCTAATGCGTTTGAAGAGTATGCTATTCAGGACGGCGAAACACCAGAAATGATTGCACATAAATTTTATGATAATGTCGATATGCACTGGGTGATTTTATTAGCAAACCAAATCACCGATCCGTATTTTGATTGGTGTTTGGGTAGTAGATCATTAGAAAATTATCTTAACAAAAAATACCCATATAAAGCCTATTATATAAACAACCTATCAGGTAGTAATTTTGTCAAGGGTTCTGATGTCTATAATATCAACGATAGGACTGTGCGGGGCTTTGTTGATAGTTGGGATCCAACAACAAGAAAATTGGTATTACGAGATACCACAAAAGCATTTAGTGTTGATGATGTAATCCAATACAACGATGAAGTCAGTGGTACAATTTCTAGAATTGTTGACCTCCATAAAGAAGGATTGCATCATTTTGTTGACAACAACGGGGTTTTATTAAATCCATACGGTACACCCCCTTCTGGTGGGACAGGAGAGCAAGTGTTGGTTGGACAAACTGGCGAATCACCGTACGATGTAACTGCTGCAACTTTCGGAAATACTATTCTACATTCGTATATCATTTCAGAAGATGGAATTTTATCTACACATTCTACTGTAACAAACCGCGACTACGAAGAAGCACTAAACGAAGAAAAAAGAACTATCAAAATATTGAAACAAGAACTCATTCCTGACATTGATACTGAACTGAAAAGGATGATTAATTTGTAATGGCAGAGAAACACCAAGGAACCAGAGACTATCGCTTAAAGAATCTTTTGTTGACATCCCCCAACGGTGGGGAAATTTCATTGATGTTTAAGTTTGTGTCGTGTAGTATTTTTGAAGATATATTTACCAACACTATGTCTTGTGAGATAAGTGTTGTTGATACCCACAACCTTGCAAGACATCTTCCTATTCTCGGGCAAAAAGAAAAATTAAAAGTGGTATTTGCGTTGTCTGGGGCAGATGACGTTTCATATGACTTTGAAATATACGCAACCAGAAACAAATTAGTAACGACAGCAGGAAGAACACAATTGTTAGTTCTGTCTGGTACTTCCCCGGAAACATTTAAAGATTCTCATACTAAAATAAGCAAATCATTTTATGGAACAATTGATGAAACCATAAAAGAAATATATGATGATTATCTAAAGGTGGGAGATAAAGAGTTAACCGTTGATGTTAAAACAACAGACACAAAAAAGAAAATAATAATTCCAAACTGGTCTCCTCTTACCGCCATAAACTGGTTGACTGCAAGAGCAGTAGCGGTAGATAATTCAGACGCTTGCAATTTTGTATTTTATGAAGACAGAGACGGTTTTCATTTTACAACTTTGGATAAGTTGGTTGATGTTTCTCTACCAGAAATGGGATATATGTGGAATCCAAGAAAATACCGTGATATGTCCAATGCAAGTGCAGTTAGGGGGCAAAGAGATGTTGGTTATGAACATAGAAATTTAGAAGAACTAAGGTTTGCGGATCCGGGAAATAGATTAGAAGAAATAAACAGTGGAATGTACTCTTCAAAAATACTGACACATGATATTGTTCGTAAGCATTATGAGTTTGTAGAATATAGTCTCAAAGATGAATGGGATAAGATTAATCATGTCGAAGAAAATTATCCACTTATCAAGGTTTCTGACGAGTTGAGTGCTGAATATTCTACTGTATATGACTTCAAACCAAAACATTTATGGGTAAACCGATAAATCTTATTGCACGGGGGAGAAACTGTTGAGGACAACGATGAATATGAAAAGTGGTTTCTAAAAAGAAAATCTCAGATGAAACAATATGACACTACTAGATTATATGCAAATGCAGCAGGAGACACAAGAAGAAAATGTGGGGATGTTGTAAGACTTATTTTTGAACCTTTAGAGCCTGGTGATCCGGGAGATGATGAAAAAACTGATAAATATCTTAGTGGAAAATATTTGGTAACATCAGTCCGACATTTTTTCCAACAGGACGGTGGATATCAAATGGATATGGAACTTGCTAAGGATTCTGTACAAGAAGAATATCCAGCAACAAGCAACATGGATGCGACATAAAATATGCAAAACTTTATAGGTAAAGACAATTTCATTTGGTGGCAAGGTGTTGTTGAGGATGTTGATGACCCTCTAATGCTTGGTAGATGTCGAGTTCGTATATTAGGGTTTCATACTGACGATAAAAGTATGATAAAGACAGAAGATTTGCCGTGGGCTTATCCGATTCAACCAATCACTAGTGCAGCAATAAGCGGGGTAGGGTTTTCCCCAACGGGTCTTGTTCCCGGTTCGTGGGTTGTTGGTTTTTTCCGTGACGGAGAAAACGCACAAGAACCTATAATGATGGGTTCAATCGGCGGTATACCAGAAAAAAAGGCAGACAACGAAACAGGATTCAATGATCCGCGTGATGAAGATAAACGTAAGCAAGATCCAGTAGGGCACATGCTTGCGAAGGGTTATAAGGTACAAAAGTATCCAAGAGACGGACAAGGTGCCCTCTTGGTAAACTCGGATGCGGGTAAAGCATATCCAAAAGAATTCTTTTTAAATGAACCCGACACAAATCGACTTGCAAGAAACGAAGAAATTGATAAAACAATTGTTGAAATTAAGAGACGACCTTTGGGTGGTTCTTCGCCTGGGTTGTTGGATGAGAAAATTCCAACGAGTGAATATACTGGAGAACCAGTCCGCACAAGTATCAAGAAAAGCAAAAAGAATACTGCGGAACCTTCACCTCAAGGATTTTGGACAGAACCAAAAACGGCATATAGTGCCATCTATCCTCATAATCATGTACATGAAAGTGAATCTGGTCATGTGATTGAAATTGACGATACGCCTGGTGCCGAGCGTCTTCATAGATATCACCGATCTGGTACATTTGAAGAAATACACCCAAACGGGGATCGTGTTCAAAAAGTTGTTAGAAATGACTATACAGTAATTTTACGAAATAAATCTGTTCATGTTGAGGGATATACAAACATAACTCTTGATAAGGGTATCAAGATTATGGCAAACAAGGACAAGCAAAAGAAAGGCGAAAATGACGCAGCAGGCAATTGTCATTTTGATATCCATATTGGAGATAAGGCAAACATCAACCTTGAAGTGAAAGAAGGAAACGTCAATACCAAATTGGTGAAGGGTGATATGAACACCGAATTGGTTGATGGGAACATGAACACTGCTATATCTGGAGACTTTGATGCGTATGTAAGCGGGAACTATAATATGAGAGTAGACGGGCAGATTCAAATACAGTCTGGGAAGAATCAATATTACAATGCAGGTCCAGATATCCATCTGAACCATCCGGGGTATTATAGTCAATAATGGCACTAGAAGACAACATCCCGAGAATTAACGAAGCAATTGATAGTATCAGACCTGATAATCTAGCAGATGCTGCTGGTGAAGCAATAGAAGGTTTGATTCCTGACGTTGGTGATTTGATGCCAGATCTTGGTGGTTTTTTACCTGATGTTGATCTTGGTGGATTGATGCCAGATGTTGGTGGTTGTGCATCAGATCTTCTAGAAGGAATGATTCCAGATATTGGAGGAATTAGCGGTCTTTTATCAAGCAATCCTTTATGTAATGAAAATCTATTTAAAGATATCGATGGATTAGCATCATTGGGTTCTTTGCCTAGCATTCCAAACATGGAGCAAGTGATATCCTCTCTTGGAGTTCCACCAGACATTGGAAAGTTGCTTGATCCAGAAGTGATGTTTTCTGGTATACCAGAATTTAGTGGTTTAATCAAACTGCCAAGTATACCAGAACCACCATCACTAGAAGAAGTTGAAGCGATGGCAAAATCTTTTGCTGATAGTGTCCTATCTGCTGTGGATATTGGAAATCCACTTGCAGATCTTTGTAATTTTAAGATTCCCACGATACCAGAAGTTCCAGATTTTCAAGGTATTGCAGAAGGAATGTTTGGTAATATTGGAGATTTTGGTTTGGGTGATGTTCCTGGCGCGTTAGGAGTAGATATTCCAGATGTTGGTGGATTGATGCCAGATATCCCTGGTCTGGATTGTATCACAGACAGCATAAGTTTACCAGACATAGATATTGGTGATATAATCTAAACACAGAGAGTATATAATGGCAAACTTCTCCGTACCCAATATTGAAATCCCTTTCGATATGCTCACAAACGAGCAACGAGAGGCTGTCTATTTGGTGATGACAGGTGAAGGCTTCCAAAACCCCCAAGCACCAAAAATCAAAGAAGCAAAAAAAATTGTTGAGGAGGAACATGCCAAAATCCTCGCACTCGAAATTCATCCATTCGATCAATCACGCATCACCGAACAACAGATAATCGAATTAGACTACTGGCTCACGTTGATTAAATATTGGCTAGATGTACTAAAACTACACACTGATAAATTGTCTGGTGTTGAAAGTGAATATGTTGGTGATTTGGTTCAACGATTATCAATTGCAGGTTTGTATACCAGAGTAATGAAAACT